CGAAATTGATCAATTGGAAGCTATCCCAACGGCAGTAAAAAGAGCGATGGATACACTGTTTCAGAATGTAGCGTTTAAGAATGATGATATTTACACGGATGAATTGGCAACGCTCCATGCATGGGCAACGGCAGTTAATCTCATTTCTATTTCGGCGGTATTTGATCAAGGCAATAATGTGGTTTACTTAAATACTCCGCTTAATGACTTGAAACAGTATCTTACTGTAACGGCAAACTTTGATGATGGTTCAAGTGCGGAAGTAACAAACTACACGTTAAGCGGTAGTTTAACAGCGGGCAACTGTTCGATTACGGCAACATACGAAGAAAAGTCATCATCGTTTGTTGTTAATGTTACAGATGCAGAACTTATCACATTAGACTTAGCAAATCCGACCTCTATCACTCCAAATACAGGACTAAGCGTTACCGATGGAGCGTTAAGGATTTACAGAACCGATACTGCCAACACCACATATCAAGCCGCTAACTATTCCCTACCAATGGTTGACGGATACACATACAAAGTCACGGCTTATGCAACCCGTACGTTAGGCAAAATTATGTTTGGTTTCAGAAACGGAAACGGTCAATTGTATGGCGGTCACACAATCGGAGCGCAAACAGAAAACGGTGAGTATTCTACAGAAATACCGATGATTCCAACAGATAATCCATCATATGACGGAAGCGATACTATACTGATTGCATTCTTCTGCAACTGGTCAACTAAAGAAAAAGGCGATGTTACTTATTCAAACATTAAATTGATTAAGTATCTCACGCCACAGGGGAATGGCTGATGGCGATATATGATGCAAACGGAACGGCTTTAACATCTGCATATGATGCAAACGGAACTGCTTTAACATCTGCATATGATGCGAACGGCTCAAAAATTTGGGAATCAGAACCGCAACCTGTTCAACGTGAATGGTTAGATACAGCGATCGTATCAGTATTGCCATCAATTACTCAAACAGGAACTAAACAGGGTGGATGTACTGACGGAACATATATTTATCAGTGCGTTGGAGATAGCAAAAATTTCACATATATGAAAGTCATCAAATATAAAATATCGGATGGCACATATACGGTGAGACAGTATGATGGAACACCGAATTTCGGTCATGCCAATGATATGACATACAATCCAAATACTGGATATTTATATGTATGTACAATGCGAGCAGACGGTTCAATTCTTGTCCTTGATGCAGATGATTTAAGCTATGTTGAAACCGTATATGCTTTAAATAGCGGTGGTAATCCTTATTATGTGTGGCAGATTTGTTATGACCGTTTAGCAAATTGTTATTATAGCGGTGACGGATCATCCAACCTTGTATATGATTCAAATTGGAATTATGTGCGGACAATACAAACATCTGCACATCCGGACGCAACGGCACAGGGGTGTGAAACAGACGGAGAATACTTCTATAGAATTACATACAATCCGAATCTTATTGATGTATGTACAGTTGACGGACAATTTGTAAAAACCATTACAATTCCAGTCAGCGGAGAACCCGAAGCAATCATGTGCGATTGGAATGGAAATTACTATTTTAGCAAAAACGCAAACGGTGACATGTTCTATAGATTGCAGATGTTTACAGAATAAAAGGAAACGAATATGCCAATTACAGAAGACTTCATTAACAGTTTGAATCCAATCGAAACATATAAACTTTTCAAACAGTTGTATATGACCTATCTGCACAGAAAGCATCCGAATATGTGGGCAAAACACGGCAGACCGAAGAGGTTACGGAAATCAATTTAAAGGAAACTCTATGGACTGGAAATTCTATCTAGCGGTATTTCTCGGCAATATCACTGGCGCTCTGATTTACAGATTGATACAGTGGTATTTTGAGAAGAAAAGGAAACTTTAAAGATGACACTGAATGAGTTTTTTGAGTGGCTAAAGACGCAGACTATTGAAACGATGATCGTGTCCTTGAGATACAAATATTCTTGGGAAGAAGAATGGACTTATTCAAATGAAATCCTCGAAGTTGATTTCTCTGTTGATGGCTTTTATATTTGGCTGAATGACTGGGATGAAGGTCAGACGGATGTTGAAATTCTTGGATGCATTCCTCTGAGTGAGGTAATTGTCATGCCATTTAGTTGAGGGAGAATGATGGAAAATAAATATCACGAAGTAATGGAATGTATCCGAGATATAGATAAATCCATTAGAGTATCGGAAAAATATCTCCAAGAAGAGCCGGAACTTCTTTACATTCTCGATATTGTACACAAGAATGAAAATCGTCCTCGTTGTAAGATGATGAGCGAGGCTGTGATACAGCGTTCAAGGAAACAATAAATCAGAGACCAAGCCCGCCGAACTTTGAGGAGTGACGGTGAAAGCTCGACCTTTGCGGAGGCATGAGAAAGGCAACGGTTTTCTTCGTTTCGAGTAGTTTCGAGTAGATTAAAGGGGGCGAAGCATGATCAATCTTGAAAAACTCAGAAGAGGGGTGAATCGCATCATTTACCGTAGGAGTTTTTACAAAGAGCATCGCCTTTTCAAAGATGGCAAGCCAAAGCGGATGCGGAAGGCAGTTTGAGGTTAATCATGAAGGGAAACATCCACAAGAAACTTACTTTTGAAGACAAGTTCGATCGGAAATATGCTTGCTGGGTGCAAAACAACCGAAAGGCTTGGCGGTTCTGGAAACGCAAGGCAAGACGGGATTTCAGACGGATCAGCAAGCTGAATTTGCAACAGACTTGCAACTGAATTGCAACATATTGCAAGTTAAACAAGACGAGAAAAGCCAGTAATCATGCGGTTTTCAGACGAGAATCAGACGAGATTGCAAGTTGCCGGCAAGTTAAAATTATGAACAATCAAAATCAAAAACCATTGTCTGATGACGAGATCGAAGAGGTCTTGGCTGAGATCAGACGGTAAACAGGGAGATCTGAACGGTCTCCCTTTTCTATTAAGGAAGGAGGCAGTTATGCCCGACAAAGAAGATCAGGTCATTACTTATGACGATTTTGAACAGTCACTGAAACAGGAAGGCATTGAGATCGTCATTCCAGAACAGGATGATGAAAATCCACCGGAAGGGATCGGGGCGAGTGGGTACACTCCACGGAAGACTGCTCCATCGTACAGCAATCCGTACTATCTGAAAGCAGGCAGAGGAGGCTATAACCGATGCATCCTGATCAGCGGGAACTCATGCCTGCCGAACTGTGTCGGATATGCATACGGCAGAACACTGGAGATCGGTGGGGCAACCTCAAATGCAAAGCTGCCGGCCTGTAATGCTGAGGACTGGCTTGCGGTTGCAAAGGCAAACGGTCTGAAGACTGGAAAAACACCCAAGGTCGGTGCAGTTATCGTTTGGCGGTCTGGCAACCTGTGGAACGGCAACGATGGCTGCGGTCATGTCGCGGTCGTTGAAGAAGTACATGCGGATGGTTCAATCCTTGTCAGTCAGAGCAATTATGGTGGCACACGGTTTTTTCTGACCACACACAAGCCACCGTATAACATCTTCGGTCAGACCTTCCTGGGATTCATTTACAACCCGTATACAACAGAAGGCAAAGCTATGTGGAAGCAGAATAAAACCGGATGGTGGTATGAGCACGCTGATGGATCATACACAACCAATGGATGGGAAAAGATCAACGGCAAGTGGTATCACTTCAACGCTGATGGTTACATGCAGACCGGATGGATCCAGGACAAAGGCAAGTGGTATTTCCTGGAAGAATCCGGAGCGATGAGAACCGGCTGGATCAACAGTAAGAGCAAATGGTATTATCTCGGATCTGATGGTGCCATGCTGACTGGATGGGTTAATACAGGCGGTAAATGGTATTACATGGGCAGTGACGGGGCGATGCTGACAGGCAGCCAGACCGTTACGGCATATTTCAATAAGAGCAGCGGTGCTCTGGAAAGGAAATGAATATGAAACTGTCAGATCAGGCGTATGACACGCTGAAATGGTTCGCCATCTATTTCATCCCCAGTCTTGCCACCTTCGTCGGTGTCGTCGGATTGGCGCTCAACTGGGAACCAACAGCAATCGCCACAACAATCATCTCCGCAACCGGTGCATTCATCGCCGGGTGCATTCGCATGAGTGTCGCAGAGTATGAAAAAGCTAAAGCAGAAGAATATGAGGGCGACGCTCATGAACAGTGACATCACAATCTCATTATCACAGGTCTTCTGGATCGTCGGCGGGATCACCGCTGTGGCTGCCTTCCTGAAGTGGGCAATGGCTCCGATCAAGAAGATCGACGACCACGAAACACGGATTAAAGTCTTGGAAAAGGCTGAACAGGATCGCAAAGCTACAGATCGCTATACAACAAAGGCATTGAATGCCATAGTCAACCACATGATTGACGGCAATGGAGTTGACAAGCTGCGCGAGGTTCGGGACGAATACCAGGACCAGATCATCAACCATCTCTGACTGCCATCGGGGTGGTTGGTTA